TCGCCAAGCGTTACCCAGAAGGTTTTAGCGTGGAGGCAAGCATCAATCGAGTCGATACTAAGGAGGCGCACTGATGATGGCATATTTAGTTGTTGAGACTAAGAAGGGTGACATTAGGAGGTTGCCCTTCGGAGATAGTTCCACAGCACAACAAGGATTCGATTTAGGTTTAATTTTGAACGATGAGCATAATCAATTAGTCAATCTAGCTACATCATACTTTATAGAAATAACCGAGGAGGAATAACTATGAAGACTGTATACTTCTTAGTGCTAGCGGTTAGCTTTGGAGCAACAGTTTACTTTATAGACACGTCTAACGAGCTTCTCTTCAATGTGTTGTATGCTAACTTGCTAGCTCTGATGGGTGTCGGTCTCTATAAGTTATGCGATTGGTCAGGACTATGGGACGATAACGAGGAGGAAAACTAATGAGACAGAAAACACCTATTGAGAAGTTGTTCGATGAGATTAAAGCTGATAAGAATAAAGAAATGTACGATGCTTTCAAGGAAGTAGGCTATGTGATGAACACTCAAAAGAAAGCCTTCGTAGCAGCAGGGTTTACTGAGAGTCAGGCTATGGAGATTGTCATTGCAGATTATCTAGATAACAAACACTTAGGAGGAAACTAATATGAAAAAAGTAATTGTATATACGAAAAATCGTTGCCCAGAGTGCGAGAAAGTTAAATTCAATTTAGGCTATCTACCTCAAGAGGTGAAGGATACACACGAGATCGAATACCGTAACGTTGAGACACACCCTACAGCCGCACTAGATCTATCATCTCTTGGGTACCAGTCAGTACCAGTTACTATCGTAGAAGGTCACAAACCTATCGTTGGATTCGAGTTCGGAGAAATCCAAACGGCATTAGGATTATGATTAACTTTAAAGAGTTAACTCGTGCTCACTTGATTAAGATATACAAAGCTCACGTAGATTATTCAAAGAAGAATGTCTGGAATATTGATAAGTGGATTTATCACAACAATGTTATCGAATCTGTAAAGAATGAATTTCAACGAAGATACGGACATATGAATGTAGCGTAATCATACCTGAGTCATATCTAGGAGGTGGTTCTTTACCCTCTCGGGAGACATCCCTTGAGGTTGCGCTCTCGCTGAAAGGACTTGTCATCCTGACAGCGTAACTACTGAGACTTGTCACCTCGGTAGAATTCTTGATTCCTGTATACCTTTGAGTCGATTCCCTTTATCACATCGTTAGGGGAGTCGGCTATTTTTTTTACCTTGACAGGTTATCCTACCTAGGTTATACTGAAGAAGAACTTTTTCACTTGAGAGTTTATCCTCCTCAGGGTACTCTCTTGTGGATTACGTTACTCATTAGTTTAAGCCTGCTCAGACGGAAACTGGGTGGGCTTTCCTTTTGGACAAAAAAAAGACTGACTCTTATGAGCCAGCCAATCCTCTTAATTCTTCTATATCAGGCGTCCCGTTAGTAAAACCCTGCTGAGGTTCTTCTGCAGTAGACCAATCATCCTCCCAAGTTTCGAACTTTGTGACAGGTAGCCATACGGATCTACACTGGAAGTGGTTCGGGGGAGAATACTCCATAATTAAATCCATTCTGTCAATCGCAATGATACGTCCATCTAGATGCTCACATATGTGAGTCGTACGAGTATCTATAATAGCGTCATATTGGAGAGCGACTACAAAGCCTTTATTCTCTGGAGCCGTATACCTAGCTAGTCTAGCTGTATTGTACATCTTACTCATTTCTGTACGGACAATCGTAGTAGCGTGTCCTACTCCCAAGGCAGCTTCTGCAGCACCCTGTACGGCCGTAACTAGGTGAGCAGGTTCAGTTCCTGCTAGTAATCCAACTAACAAGATTTCTTTGATTCTGTTTAGCACTGTCTCCTGGGTAATGACTGTAATTTGTAGAGCGTATTCTTCAAGGAAGGTTTGTAATTCTGGAGGCAGATCATCATTGTACATCGGTAGTTCTTCTAGCTCGCTATACTGATTGTATCGTCTCGTCAGTCTGTCCATTTCGTCGTCTGCTCGGGTCCATCCTGACTGGGAACTAGCTATGATGAGGTTGCGGATAAGCTTTCGATATTCCTTTTGAGACGGCATCTGCATAGCTTCTACTGAGTCTAGTCCTTCACTGATAGCCTTCTCTACACGTTTCATCAACTGAGGTAGGCGCTTTTCGTTTAACCTCTGAGCATCCTTTAAAAAAGCGGACTCAATAGCTTCCATGTCTCGTTGGATAGCTTTGATGTCCGCTCTAGTTCGGCGTTCGCCGAAAGTAATGTACTCTTGGTCGATCTCAGAGGCTGTTACTTTTTTTCTGATGCTCGTTGAGATTGTGTCTTACCTTTAGTAGCCACTTTCTTATCAGCCGTAGTATCGTTAGTTGCACCTGCTCCGTGCTTAGATCTCATATGGTGATTCAGAGATTGCTTGTTCTTGAAAACTTCTCCGTCATATGGACACGTATAAGTTTTTGTTTTTTCTTGTTTCTCATCGTCCTCTGTTAAGCCGTCGTCTTGTTGCTCCTCAGGGTGATTACGTTTGTATAAATCTGCTTTGGCTTCCTCGCTAGGAGCTGGCATACCAAGTTCCTCACGAATCCAATCCTCACTAGGCGCAATTACACCAGTGTTAATCATCAAGTTAAATACGCTAGCTAGCTTAGTAATGTCTTTGTCTGCCATAGGACGAAACTGGAAAGACGGATACTTCTTGGCGCTCGGGAAGTTTAGATCCACTAGAGGACGAATGATTTCCTCCTCGATTAGGGCTTTAACGTTCCGCTGAATAGATTCAAGGCGAATCATGAAGATATCAAACTGGTTATTCGATAGAGCTAGACTACCAGACTGACCACGAGATAGACCTAGAATCATAGGAGGAACAAGTAAGCCTTCCATAATCTTTCTATCGTGATGTTCAATATAGCCGATGAAGTCCGCGTTAGTCATCTGAATAGCTTCTACCTTGTCTCCACCTGAGATAGACAGAGAGCTCATGGAGTTTATACGAGAGAGGATTCCTTTCATTTTGCCTACATCGTTGGCGTCTGTAGTGGTTCCGACTAAGAGGGGTGTTCCGTACCTTTCATAGGCTATGTTGGCGAATCTATATAAACGGTCTTTAGTGATCCAATGCTTGTAAATTGGACGCAGGTTAGACTTTCCATACATATTGCCGAACTCCTTATCGAATGCATACCAGAGGATTTTGTCTCGAGGAATCTTAATTGTCTTACTTCCTATTCGCTGTTCTACGTAGACAATGTCTCCAAACTTATCTGTCTTGACGTGAACCTGACTAGGGTTAAGCGTTTTTAGCTTTCTCAGTTTGACGGCCCCGTCAGTGTACTCAAAGACTTTTTCTGTACAGCTATATCCATACACGAGAGCGGTCATCATTTCTTTGATGTTGTCTTCCAAGTTACCCTGGATAGACTCGAAGTTTTCTAGAATGAAGTCTGCATACTTGCGAGTTTCATCGTCCTCGCCTGTGATGGTAAACCCCTTAGCCGTAGCTGATAATTTAATCATCTCTACAGCAGCACGAACTTGTCCGTCTAGAAGCATCTTCTCGTAGATATCTAGCGTAAACTCGTCAGGGTTTAAATCCACCTGTTCGCGTCTCTCGTACTTATCATCTTTGTAGAGTCCGATCTCTTGAGCCAACTTGTGTAGTTCTGCCTCCTGAGTCTTCCTCTCTTGTTTAACCTTCTTACTAGCAAATACATCAAATAATCCCATTAGTTTCCCTCCTCGGCTTCTGCGACCGTAGTCTCCACCTTGTTAGTTTCATCTATATAGTAGGAAATGCCAGACAGACTACCAATCAGGCATGTCTTTGTGGTCACTAAACAGCTTGTCAAACTGGTAGTCGTCTCTCTCTACGTATTCTGCCTCGAAGCGGTTCTGTAGCTCGTGAATACCTTCTCTCACGTAGTTAAGTGCATGGAAAGCATCATCCGGAGTACGGTGGTCATATAGCTTTTTCCCTGTGCCAGTATTAGACTCAGTGAACTTCATCTCGATAGCCGTCCAGTGGTCAAAGAAATACTCGATAGCTGCAGGGTCTTTGTAGGGAACTACGATGTTTCCTTTGTGGAATGCGTCGATAAGCTTGTCCATAGAGAAAGTACGGTCTACCTGTAGAGTTGAGTTGTTGAATCCTTTGTATTCACGCTTACGAGGATCATTCGCATAAGTAACGTAACGGCAACTGATAGCCTGTCTCCCGTACATTTCGTACAGCTTTTGTGACTCGTAAGAACCGTAACCTATATCGCCGACTACCTTTTCTACATTGAACTTACCTACGAGGTCGGCTATGTGGTGAATCAATTGGTCATGGACGTTGAGTGCGTTCTCACTCCTATCAGGCTGCCAGCTTTCTGCGTAGTCAATAACTAACTTGCCGTTCTCACTGTGGCCAATAAAGATAATTGTCTTAGACTTACCGCCTGAGCCATAATCGACTCCCAGGACAGTTCCATCGTGGCTGAACTTCTTGAGAGAGCGAGTCTTATCAGTACAAGCAAGTACATCCTCTAGAGATAGCGGTTGTTCGTCTCCTGAGTAGAACTCTCCTAGAACCTCATTGTTAAACGTCATAGCGTCCATCGTCTGATAGTCACGCCAGATTTGGTTAGCTGAGATCCAAGTCATATTGAGCTGGTTAAATAGGTATCCGCTGTACATTTTGTTTTCCGGACGAGTAGCTTCCCACTCCCCGTTAGCGCGGTCTAGCTCGGCTTCACACTGTAGGCAACCAAAATAGCGTCTCTCCGTTTCTTCTCCCTCGTCTTGAATCATAATATTCTTCATAGACATAACGTCTGTATGTCCGCACTCGCAAGTTACATGCCATTTCTTCTGGTCAGACTGTCCCCACAAGACACGGTCGTAGTAGCTACCCTTCTGTTTAGGTGTACCTGTAAAGTAGCAACGTCCGTTAAGCTCCGTCTTAGGATCCTTGATTTCACTATGCGAGACAGACTTCTCAATAGACTCGATAGCTGTCTGAGTAATATCCTGTACTTCATCGAAGATTACCATGTCTCCGGCGATACCACGAAGGGCATCCCCGTCAGCCCACGCACTCCCGAAGTAATACTGACTGGAGTTAGCCAATCCGATAGCTGTCTTGGCGTCACGCTTAGCCTCAACCATTCCTTCGAGGATGCCGCCTTTACTCTCTCTGATAGCCTTACGGAAACGGTCATTTACGAAACGAGTAGTTTGTTCCTGACGAGGAGCCGTATATGTAATCGTCGTGTGTTTTCTCTGGTAGCCGTGGAAGAGTTGAATACGGACACCTGTCTCGGATTTCTCTACCTGACGTCCTGCTACGATTACTACTCGTGGGTGCGGATCTCTGTAGACTGCGTGTAAGTGGTCTCGGTGGTCGAAGCTGAAGGGTTTACCCTTAACAGTTCCTGTCACCTCGGTAAAACCGATGGGGTCTTTCATTCGTTCTTTAAGTGCTAATAGTTGCTCTTGAGTAGGTTGATTCTGCATGTTACTGCCTCCTTTGATTTTAGGTGTTGACTAATTGATATGACTCAGGTATGATTAACTCATAAAGAAACCTGAGGGGGAATTGAAAATGATTAAAACTTACATAGTTAAATTAGATAAGAATTACAAGCAAGTAGAAGGTGCTCCTACGGAATCGGTTAAAGTTAATAAGGAGATAGACGATAGAGGTAATACTGTATGGTTTACTGAAATGGATACTATGGAAGCTTTCTTTGCTATAAGCGAGGAAGGATTGTACTGTGAGTTATCTCATTTTGATTCACACAGAATAACTATCTATGAAGAGAAGAAGAGAAAGAAAATGAAAGTACTAAAAGGAGGTAAATAAATTGTTTAACTTCTTTAACAAGAAGGAAAAACCTAAGAGAGGTATCAAGTTTAGAATTAACGGAGTAGATTTCATCTGTGTAGGCGCAAACGCTGGCTCTGTAGAGATGGCTATCATTCAGAGGGCAAAATTGGTTTACGCTAAGAATGTACTAGATGGTCGTACTCATGGGATTAATCCTAGATGGGTAGCTGACTATGTAAAGATTGAGTACTATGGAGATGGAACTTGGGAGGTAATCTAATGAGGAGATGGATAGCGGGGCTACTTAGGTGCCGTACTCACAATTATGTCTTAGTGGATAAAAGAACAACTGATTATGGTTACATGAAGGAAAATAGGTATTACTACGAGTGTAAGTCCTGTGGGGATGAAACTTATAATGTTACTACTATGGTGAAAGATATCTAAAATAAAAT